CCCAGTATAGCGCGTCGACACACCAGTGCCTTGACCGGTCAGAAAATAGCCATCCGTTCCCGTGAGCCCGGCCCCCGGCTCTGTCTCCAGCAATGACACGGACGCTCGCTTGGTCACGCCCCCTTGCGTCAGTGGGAAGTATTCCGTGCCGTCGATGCCGATCGCGAGCGGCAGCTGATTGATATTGATGTTTGACATTACCCGGCCTTTGCTTGGCGTTCCATCGTGAGATTACGCAGCGCTGGCTTGCACACCTTCGTCGGCCAGAACCGACATGGCGTGCTGGTACAAGATCGTGCTGGTAACGTCGTGAAGGGACACCTTCAACTGCTCCGCAGTGGCGGTGAATTGCCGGTTGGCGCACGAGGCTTTGTCGTCACGCCGCGCCTTTTCGCTGATGTAGCCGGCAAGCCAGAAGATCACGCGGTCGCTGCGATGATGGATCTCAGTACGGGCGATGTTCCAATACGTGACCGGAACGCCAGCCCCGTTTTCCGTCGTGAATGCAATGGCCATTGGCGTCCTCTAAGGATTGGGTTCGTAGTCGAGTGGATTGCCGTCGCCTTCTTCGGTGACGAGAACCAACCCGTCTTCCGTGATCAGATTGACAGCCGCTTCTTCGACCACGGGATTGGTGTTCTGTGTCGTCGTGTCGCCGGGGTTCGGTATCGACGTGATCAGGTCCACACCAAGCTCCGTGTCGATGACGTCGCCGCTTTCAGTGGTCAACCAATTGGTCTCGTCCACGGTGTAGGGCTCTGGCCGGATGTTCAGGACCGGGGCGGGGTCTGGCGGCAGGATCAACAGTCGCGCCTGCTCCTGCATCGCATCCATGCAACGCGGGCATTTGAGAATGCGTGTGTTCGTGGGGCTCGATCCACCGCGATAGTCGAACTGCCACGCCAAACTCGACAACGACCACTGGAACCCGCAGATGTCGCACGCCGCCCACGGCCCGTTCCGCGCGTCATTGCTGGCGTATTTCGGATGCGGGCGGAAGGTCACCGATAGTACCCCCCGAAGTTCGGCGTGACGTACATCGGCACGTTGTCGTCGGTGTCTTGCGCTGCCGCATTGGCCCACGCGTCCAAATAGTCGGCCTTGCGCAACACCTCTTGATCGCGGGCATAAATGCGGCTCAACCGGTGTGCGAGGCCAGCCACGAACACGTCCAGAAACCGGAACGGCAAATCAAGGTTGGCCCCGTTCGCAAGACTGGCGTCCTGCACCTGCGACAACATGCGGATCTTGAGAATGTAGGTGGCGTTGTCGTCGGGCACCGGCCACATGGTGATGGTCGGGCTCGACAACCGATTGAACCAATAGGACGTCGGCACGGCCTGAATGGTTTTGTTCGGCTGTGCGTCGTATTCGAACGTGCTCAGTGGAAAAATGATGCGGTCGTTCGATACCCCGGAATTCGAGACGTTGAGGTAGACGTCGCGGATCGCCACCAGCCGGGCAGGCAAATCATAGGTCGCAGTGCCCGCCACCAGCGGGACTGTATAGAGCGACTGCGACCACGCGTTGGGCTGTTTGTTTGAAATCTCCACCTGCAACAGGTTCGACTCCGTATCGGCGTCCGACATGTGCTGCGCCGTGACTTCCGTTCGGCGAATGCCGATTCGCGCGAACGCCTGCAGCGTCATGTTAGACGCGGCCGGATTGAAATTATAGGTACCGGTGGTTGCCATGCCCCCTCACAACGACAGTAATTGCATGTCACAATGATAAATTAAGCCAACCCTCATGGTGCCGTCGTCCCGTCTGTATAAATCCAATTTGTGCCATTAAAAGTAGAATTTGCTGTTAAGAATGTTTGACTTGGATTTGAATAACTAAAAAATGCAGAACCATTTCCAAGTTCAATAGCTTTAGCTGGTGAACCCCAAGCACTAGGAGTTACACCTAGACCTAGGTTGCCACTTTGGTCAATACGCATACGTTCTGTTGGAGGGTTGCCAGAGCCAACATATGTTCCACTTGGATAAAAATCAGCAATAGCAAAAGGTGCACCATTTTTATGTTGTATTGCTATTGAACCAACACTAGATGCACCAATTGTAATTGATGCACCATATGTAACTGCAGAGTCACCTACTCCACCTGCAACAAAAGCTGCTACATGACCACGACCATTTGGGTTGTTTGTGCTTCCTCCAGTTGAAAATTGGACAGATTGTCCACCATCATATGTAGAAATACCAGAGTTGGCAGTAACAAATAATCTTGAAGTTGGACTAGCAGTACCAATACCTACGTTACCACTACTATCAATCCTCATTGACTCCGCACCACCTTCAGAAAAGGCTATGGTATCGGCAGCAGGGAAGAACATACCCGTGTTGGTATCACCAGCAGTTGTAATAGCAGGTGCGCCAGCAGAGCCAGCAGAGAATGTAGATACACCACTAGCACTAATGGTAGTAGCAGCCACAGTAGATGGAGTTGTAGCACCTAGAGTACCGTTGAGTGCTGTACCTGTGATAGTGCCACCGTTAATGGTAGCAGATGTGATTGTTAAGGCAGCAGCAGTATTACCTGATTGAAGTTTATCTGTGTTTAGGTTGGTAAAGTTATTATCAACCTCGTTCCAAGTAAGCGGACTGCCCTTACCAGCTCTGGTTACAATTGTACTCATAACTTACCCCTAAGAAAGTGTAACTGAAAGACTGCCAACAGATATTTTAAATATATCGCCAACATCAATTGCTTTTGATGTAGTAAGCGGTGAGTGATACAACAAGTTGCCGGCAGTCAATGCATCACGAATACCGATAAAGGCTACCGTACCCCATGCTACTGTACATTGTGGGAACTCAATATCAGCACTATTGGTTGATACACCGTTAGATGGTGCGCCCATAGTGATAGACTGACGAGCGTAAGAGCCACCAGATACTTCTGTACCTGTGTCAGCATCAGTAGGGTCACTTGTGTATAGTGCCAAGTAAACGGTTGTTGGTGTTGTGTAGGCTGTATTGCGTAGCGTTACATTGATTAGAGCATTCTCTAAGTAGTTACTCATTTCTGACATAATAGTTCCTTTATCGTGTTGCTATTGAGATTGAAATTGGTGAGCCAGCGTATTCGCCTTGGTCATCTGACACGGTTAAAGCATTTAAGCCACGGTCATACAATGATGCCCATATTTGTAAGCGTGAATCGTTCATAATGTATGGCTCTGCCTCGCCCAAAGCACCATAAAGCAACAAGTCAGGACAGGTAGTAGTAAATGCGTTAGTAGTATTTGTATTGCTTAAAAATGGTGGTGCTGAATAATATAGAAGCTCTATTGTGTAATTGATGTCTGGTATTGGAGCTAATTGGAATTCCTCGGCAAGCACGGTGTATTGATGTGGCAAGCCGGTATCAGTAGTACGAGAGTTACGGAATAGTGCGCTAGGTGATAGGTACTCTAGCGATGTTATTGGGTTGGTATTTAAGTGGATGTCACGCATCTGCAAGAAGTCTGATGGTAGCTCAATGGTTGAGTCACCTGCTGTTGCTGTTGTTGTTGATACCTTCAACATTTGGCGAATACGCAGCTCTCTACGCAAACGTGTTTCAGCAAGCCTAATAAAGTCAGGAATCATTGCCGTTAAATCGCTACGAGCTAGGTAACTAGCAATAGTAGTCTGTAAGTCTGCGTATGTATTAAGTGCCATTAGATGCGCCCTGCCCTTGTGCGAAATGCCCTGTTATCAGGGTTGTTTAACCATTCGTTAAATCGTTTCTTATCTATCACAGCAAAGCCTCGTGTAATGCCTTGCTTTTCTAATTCTGAGAACACGGTAAGCGGTATGGATGCGACCTTATTGCTCAATGCATCATTGCCCCATGTCTTACGTTCGTCTTGAGCAGCGTACTCACGCTTATTTCTCTCAAGTATGCCAGTTATGTCTTGGCTCTTAGCTATAACTAATTGGTCACCGTTATCAATAAACGATGTATTGGTAATGCCGTTGGATATTGTATTACTCATAAGACCTCGTAATGGGGGAGAGTTTCCCCTCCCCACATATCTAACTAACTATTAGGTTAAGTCAGCGATGATACCGTGTGCTGCTTGGTTTTTAACTTCTAATGTGTACTCAACTAGCAACTGAGTTAAATCAGCATCGCCAGTTTTTGCAAGCTCATTAGTTTGGAATGGGCGCAAGTAAGATACTGCAGCCATTTCAGGGTCTAATAAGAATGCTACGTCATCTGAGTCTGTGTTAGGAATGAAACGGTTAGGCACGATAGAGATAGTACCAAAGTCAGAAACATAAACGTCTGCTGCACCGATGATGGCTGCTTGAACATTGCTAGGTACATCTTTAAAGCGAGTAGCGATACCGGCAAATGTAGATGCAACTACTTTTTGTGCTGGAGTTACCATCAAGATTGTTGGTGAACCACCGTTAACGTAAGTAGATTGAATCACGTTGTTTAAGATAGTTGCTGTGAAAGCACGGTCTGTACCAGTTACACGAGCAGTAGTACCCAAAGAACCAGCAGTACCAGAAGTACCACCAGAGTAGTTTGAGTTCAACCATGTTTGTAGACCACCCAAAACACGTGCAGTAGAAGAGTCACCAGCAGAAGCAACTTGGTTGCTTAATAGGATAGCTTCCATGTCACGTTTGATTTCAGCAGAAGCCTTAGCCAATTGGTATGCTTTTTCTGATTTACGACCAGCTTTGTTTACAGTTTCCAAAGTACCAGAAATTTTGATGGTTTTTTGTGAAATTTGTGTACGGTTACCAACACGAGTAGTTGGAGATAGTGTTGCATCAGATGCAGTTGCACCCTCAACCACAGCGTTTGATACGTTTACAGCAGCCAAGCTGTCTGTTTGCCATTCGTGGTATACAGCAGTAGCTGCAGTTTTACCAACAGATGTCATAAATGGTGTATCTGTAGGTGAGATGTTGTAAATAACATCAGCTAAGTCTTCACGTAGACCGATACTGGTATAGGTTTGATATGTTGCCATGATAATTCCTTAAATAAAGTTTTCAAAGACAGATGCAGCATCGCGCACCTTGCCTGATTTTTGTAATTGAGCCATAGTCTTTTTAGCTTGGTCAGTATTTACAGATGAATTACTGTTACCAGACTTAATCGTCTTAGGCGGTTCACTAACCCTCTTGTTTAGTTGAGGCTTAGACTGTTGTAATTTGTCGTACTGCATTGCTTTATACAATGCCATAACGTGCCGAGCATCTCGTACTGCCGATAGCTCTTGATCTGAGAATCCTAAGTTCTTTGCAAACTTACGCAAATCTGACCTTAGTGCCTCACCTTTTACTGGATCGCTGTATTCCGGTAGTGTTTCAGACAATACGGCAGCCTGTTGAGATAGATATTCCTGCATTCCTTGCTGTTGCTCGGCTTGTTGCATCTCTGCAATGCGTTGTCTTTCAGCTTGTATTGCGTATAACTTCTCTTTGTTCTGCGACATCTCTGCCACTCGTACAGCGTAACCGATAGGGTCAGACTCTTTTAAAGACTCTAAATCCTCTACTGGTTGTTGAGCATTCAGTAATTGCTCCATTGCTTGCAACCGTTCTGCATAAGCATCACGCATATATTTGGCTTCTTCAATAGCTTTTTGTTCTGCCTCTACTGCTTTGCGTTGCTCTGCTACTTGTTGCGTCTTTTTGGTATAGTCTGCACCTTGTTGAGCTAGTGACTTTAGTTCAGTTAAGGTTAGTTCTTTCTCTTCGCCACCGACTTTAACTTGAAACCGTTGTTCGTCTTGGTCTGAGTTAGACTCCTCTGAGCTATCATCGCCTTGCTCTTCTTGTTGCTCTTCTACCTGCTCATTCTCTTGTTCTGGTTGCTCTTCTGCTTGCCCTTCTTCGGGTGCTTCCGATGCATCCATTAAACCTAAGAATGCGTTTTGTGCTTCATTGATAGTGCCAGTACTTTGTGTGTCACTCCCGTTAGGGTTGGTGTCGGTAGTCATTTAAATCTCCAAATGCTAGTGCGCCTAGCCACGTTTTATAGATACTATAAAATCTTCCAGCGTTTGGCATTAATCTTGCGGTCATCTGCCATGCCAACTATATGAGCCATTACTTCACGAATAGCCGTTAGCTTTGTGTAAGCATCTTGTCGCTCATCGTAATCATAAAGCGGTGAGTTAGACCACCGTTGCATCTGTAATTCTTCCATCTCTTTAAACACTTCCAAGAAGTTTTGGTCTTGGAGCATATTGTTTGCCCACTCTGATTTGGTCATTTATACACCATAGATTGTGTTTTCATTGTCATTTTCTTCCATATCTTGTGGTTCAGCCTTTATACCACCTTTTACCATTTCATTCAAGCTAGTAATGGCTGACATAATAGCGTTAAGCTGTTCTGTCTGTAGTTTGCCATCAGTTGCCTGTGACTTCATCTCTAGTTCCATCTGTTTCAATTGCAACTCAGCTTCCTTGATACGGTACTCGCCCTCAAGTTGCATTTGTTTTTGTTGGAACTCTAGTTCTTTACGAGCGTTCTCTACCTGCATTTGCTCACGGTCTAGTTGTAGCTTGGCTTGAGAAGTTTGTGCAGATAATTGAGCCTTCTGTTCTTCTACTTTGGCATATAACTGTGCTGCCTCTGAGTTAGGGTCAGCAGGTGGCTGTGATGCTGCCTGCATTATTTGCTGCTCAACCTCTGGTGTAATGTCATTAATGAATGATGTGGTGTCTTTAAAGCCAGCCATCTCAATCATACGACCAAGAGTGCTACGGTATTGCGTTACAGTCACCAATGGGTTGTTAGCACCGTACTTGCCGATGATTTCTTCCTGTTTAGCCATAATCATTTGCAACATAGCAATCTGCTCTTGGCGGTTACCGTTACCCAAG